ATATAAATCTTTGTAAACAATGCGAAGCTGGGAAGTATAATAATAATATACAAAACACTGGTCAAGAATGTCAGCAATGTATACCTGGTAAATTTTCAAAAGAAAATGCCATTGAATGTGATGAATGTCCCATGGGAACTTATACTGAAAAATTATCAGAAGCAACTTTATTATTCACAGTATGTTTACAATGTCCACCCGGTACTTATAATTATTTAACCGGTAAGCATGATATTATTAGCTGTTTTGATTGTCCGAAAGGTACTTGGAATAGTAATCAAAAATCAATTAGTGAAGATGATTGTGTTGTATGTAAATCTGGATTATATAGTGAATTAAAAGGGTCGCATACCATTGAATCTTGTAAAGAATGTATAGCTGGAAAATACAATGAAAATGTTGGCGGTAGTTCATCAAACGATTGTAAAGATTGCGCCACAGGCACTTACTCTTTGTCGGGTAGTTCAAATTGTATTCATTGTTTACCAGGTAAATTTACATCAAATATGATGTCCACGCAATGCGAAGATTGTCCGGTTGGTAGATTCTCTGGGGAACTCGGCAGTATATTATGTAAACAATGTACATTGAACGCCGAACAAAATTTCGAAAAAACAAAATGTGTTTGTTCAAGCGGAACATATACTTTAAACATTTCAAATATAAATTGTAAAGCATGTCCAACAGAGTTTAATTGTTTAAAGGGTGATACATTAAAATCGATAAAACTAAAAAAAAATTATTGGAGACATTCCGATAATACAGTGGAAACATATAAATGTAAAAATATTTTTGCTTGTAACGGCGGTGAAATATTTAATTCTAGTAACGATTTATGTAATGAAGGTCATGAAGGACCCATATGCGATGTGTGTAAACAAGGTTGGGCAAAAGATGATGGAGTTTGTTTAAAGTGTCCCGAAAATACTGGAAGGACTATTGGTCTAACTGTTGTTATTCCCATTGTATGTACACTTATAATTGTTTTTTTAATTAAAACGGCAAACCCGTCGGAAAATAAAAAAGAGGAAGTAAACGGCGTTGTTAAGATATTCATGAATTATGCCCAAGTTTTTTCACTAGCTAGTTCTTTTCAAATAAACTGGCCAACCTTAATAAGATATTTATTTGAAAGAGCTAAGGAATTTTCATCTCCAAGGGTTAGTTTTTATTCTTCTGATTGCGCCATAGGTTGGAGTTATTATGAAAAGTTAATCGTTTATTTAGCTCTACCAATCGTTTATATTTTTTCAGTAACGTGTATAATTGGCATTGTATCTTTATTGTTTTGTAAAAAGAAGAAAACAAAATTAAAGAGATTTAATTCGGTTATAGAAAGAGAAGATTTTTTAAAAAACTCGCCATCATGCTGTGAGTTTTTTATAGCATGGCAAAAAACAGCGGTTGTTGTGGGAACATTCCTAAGTTGGCCCACCATCGTTGAAAAAACCTTAGAAGTAATGAATTGTGAGAGAATCGGAGATAAGTATTACCTTGTTAAAGATGTATCAATAGAATGCTATAACAGTCAACATGTGATATATTTAACAATTGCTTACATAGCACTCGGGTTATATGGCGTTGGAATACCATTGACGGGATTTAGACTTTTATATAAACACCGATTTAGGTTATTTGATATGCAAAATAGATACGATGGTTCTACACCATTATCCTTTTTGTTTTTAGGATATAGAGAGAAAAGATGGTATTATGAATTTATAATTATGGGAAAAAAGGCGTCATTGATTATTATTTCCGTTTTCTTACGAAATTATCCAAGATACCAAATTATTGCGGCATCATTAATGGTTCAAATTTCATTTTTCCTTCATGTTTTTCTAAGACCATACGACGTAATTACCAGTTATGGTATGATATGTAATAAACTGGAAAGTATTAGTTTATTATCATTAGTTATGACTTTAAGTACGGGGTTATTTTTCGGAACTATTAATTCTGGTTATGAACTCGGTACATTCGAAGATGTTTTAATTGTTATTTTGATTTTATCAAATGGTGGAATTACACTCTATTTCCTTTCTTACTTCTTTATTTTAACAAAAAAAAGTATAAGTTCACATTTAAAAGAATTTGTTCAGAAAAAAATTAAAAAAGATAACATATATTGTATTTTTAAGTGTTGTTCTGAAAAATATATAGATAATTTAATTGAATGGGGTGATAGTGTAGACGTAGATAATTATGGTATTAATTTGAAAAATGATATTGAAAAAGAAATTTTTGCGAATTTTTTCAAACAAAAACAAGATAAAACAGAAATATTAAATCAGAAAATAGATGGTATCAAAAAAAAGAGATTATCGTTGAAATTAGATAAATTAAGAACGCAAATCCAAGTTATGGAAAAAGAAAGGTGTTGGCAAACCATTAAAAATAATAGATTATACAATGAAGTTAAAAAAACTGCTATGATATCAAAAATAAGTTTAGATGATAATAGTATCAAAGACCTTGATGATATTTTTCATTTATATATAGATCATGGTATAGAATATAATAAACGAATGAATTATTTATATATGAATGAATTAAAAGGTATGATAAATAAAAAAAATAGTAACGATAGTATGACCCACATAGAAGAAAAAAATGAAATAATAGTACCAGAAAATAGTATTTCAATAAATAATGGTTCGGTAATCAGTGGTTCAGAAAATACTGCTTCAGAAATCAGTGGTTCAGAAAATACTGCTGTTTTTGTAAACGATGATAAACAAATAATAGATATTTTTGAAATAGTTATTTGATTAGTTGTATTTTAAATAATATTTTATAGTTCTTTATAAAATATTATGCCCGGTCCAATCAAATTTAATTATAGTTTTATAGATGGTTCTGGTAATAATTTAAGTGACATTTCATTATATAACCATGATGCGAATTTAACAACAGATGGTAGTGGTGTTTGGACGAGTGATATCCCATTCGATGTTAGTAGTAATGCCGCCTCCATTTCACCATATAGTTTTAGGTTTAAAGGTGGTGACTATTTTAAAAAAGATGTTTCGGATAACTGGAGCGGATCATTCACTATGTCTATTTGGACAAAACCGTCGGATACCGTTACGACTTACGATAGTATATTTTCTAGCGATGATTCACCCAATACTGATTATTCTTGGCAACTGGATGTTACTGATTCAAACAAATGGAATGTTCGTGTGAAAACTCCAGAAAGCGGAGTAAAATCATACAGTTTCGGGTCCACAAATATAGATTCGTGGCAGCATCTGGCTGTATCATGGTCCTACAGCGATATTTCGGCAAACAAAGAACTTAAATTATATTACAACGGTTCTTTAGTTAAAACTATAAATTCAACATCATCTCCATCTGTCCCAGAAGATTTGAATTTTATTTTCACAAAATATAAATTAGGATTAAATCGAAATAATGATAAAAAATATGAAGGCTACATAACAAGTTCGCTTTTATATGATAATGTATTGAGTAATGATGACATTTCATATATTTACAACTATAATTTAGATCCAAGTGGCAGTATTCACACAGACTGTAGTGACTGTCAAACATATACACCCACTTCACAGCACGTTTTTTTACCAGTGTATTTAAACAATGATAAAGTTGTATTAGATAGTTCAGAAAATGCTGTAAATACATTAGATTCATCTTATAATTTTATAATGGATGCTAATTATGCGACGGCAAATTTTTTCAGAGAATTTTTAAGATACAAAAAAAATGACAATTCTTATGTATTCAGTTTTAATGAAAGCTATAAAATATTATTTGAACAAGCCATAAAGTCAGATATAGAAAATACGGCAACAACAATATACGATAGTTCGTTTAATTCGGGTATCGACCCGCAGGAAGCTTCCATTGGGCGAATGTTAGTAAGATATATAGCAGATACACTCATGGGGCATCCTTTCGCACAAGCTTTTATAGCAAATGAGAGTGAGATAATTAATTCTGTAAATACAAGTAATTTACACCTACAAATAACGTCAGCCATTATCGATGGTTTATCAACAAGTTCTTTTTCATCGCAAGAAATTTGTAATAGTTTAATTATACAATTTATTGAAGATTCACCCGATAGATTTTTATATGAAGTAGAAGACACTGTTTATAAATTCCCATTCTGTCCTGGTGACAGTGTATCCTTATTTGTTAAAATGAATTGTACTATTAATTTAAATAATATAACGTCTGGTTCTGCTACAACTACAAATATTTATCAGATGTTAAAGAATATTTTTAGTAGTAAAACAGATGTTATTTTCGATGATTCAGCTGAACAAATGAAATTAGTAGAAAAAATTTGGCGTATAAAAATTAAATTGAAATAATATTATAAATTTATTTTTAATTTAAAAATGAATAATAATGATGTTATTTTACCATTTCCCAAATATGCAATTGTAGATATAGAAAAAGCTAAAAATAATAGTTATATTAATAAAAAAAATATAGCAAAAAGTATAGCTACGGAGCTCGTTCAAAAAGCTACCTTAAATTCTAATAAAGTTCCAAATCAATTAAAAATACCAAAAGATACCATTTTAACACCCGAGCAACAATCTAAAAAAGTTAAATTTATATGCCCATGTCCCTTACACGAAGGCGATATATATGTAACCAGATTACAAAGAGTTCATGTTGGGGATACCAGAGTTAGTATGATAAAAAGAATAGGAAATAGTCGAAATACACATGAAATTATCGATGAATTACAAAATTTATGTATGAATAATGAAAATGGTCAACCATCTATAAATGAATTGTTAACTGTAGTAGCCTTTCCATTTGTACAAAGTGTTTTGGATACACATACTGAAAATTCAGTCGTATTCGCTTGTCCCGTATGTAACCATAAATGCGACAATGACAAACACCCAGATAGTAATTTTATAGCTATTTTTGAATAACTAAATAATTTTTAATTTCTCTCTAGTTTCATTTACATATCTTTTTTTATGAATTAAATTAAGTATATATATGTTTAATTTATCCAATAAATAAGGTAACTTGCGTTTAACATCTATTATAATAGCTAAACGTGTACCACCACTTTTCTTCGATACTTTATGATAATGTGTATCGTCGAATAAAAATCCCTTTTTCTCCATCCAATATAATTTTTTATTTTTCACTTTTAAATAATCATTTTTATCATTGTTACTAAATAAGGTATAATGATATCTTAGTATACCTGCGTAAGGTCCCCTATGTGTTTTAATTTTCTTCTTTCCATCAATTACACTAAAAAAACAGGTATATATATCTTCATCTTCAATTAATTTAGATAAAAATGGAAATTTATCATCATTAACTTTTCCGTAATAATTTATAAAAAAATAACCATATTTATTATTACTCTGATAAAATTCGTCAGAAAACACACCGGGGTTTGTAAGTGAATATTCTGAAAAATTTTTCTCAAATTCTCTTAAAATATCTTTATGATATTTAGTAAATTTCTTATGAAGACTCATACTTTTATAACTAAATATATAAGATTCATCGTACATTTTAATTAGGCTGTTCATAGTACCATTTAATAAATTAAAAGGATCTTTATAATATTCTAAAGCTGGTATTAAAGGTTTTTGTTTTCTATTTTGCTCGTTTAAAATAAAAAAAAACAAAAATATAAAAAAAATTATAGAATCTATCATTTGATAATATCTTTATTTTTTTTCTCGATATATAACATAATGCCAGGATATAGTAAAATGATGAGTGCTATGATGCCAAAAAAGAAGCGTAGACGAAGAAAGAGCGTTAAAACACACAAGAAGAAGAGAAAGCTTCGTAAAAACGGAACAAAGAAGGTCAAGAGAAAGAGACGCCGCAGACGCCGCAAAAAGTAAATTTAAAATATAATTAATTTATTTATAATTTAAATTATTGTTCATTACTCGATATATCTATTACGATTTCACCTATATTTTGTCCTGTTTCATCTCCGTCAGTATTTTGTCCTGTTTCATCTCCGTCAGTATTTTGTCCTGTTTCATCTCCGTCAGTATTTTGTCCTGTTTCATCTCCGTCAGTATTTTGTCCTGTTTCATCTCCAACGCCTTCATCACCACCATCTTCTTCATGTGGTGGTTCAACTAAAGGGGATTTTTTTATAATTTCGTTGGCAACATCAATTGTTAAATTGAACGGCTTTGTTTTTTTAGAGGAAAATGTTGGCGTTGGTTCATCAAAATCACTTGAATCCGGTGTAATAATATCATTACTTTTACTAACGTCTTCCAGTTTCTTTATTAAAGAAGCCATGCTTTTTGTTACATTTGTTATACCAACCTTTTTCTTTTTTTCTGCGGAACGAATGCGTTTATTCACCTGTAAATTATTCCTTGCTTCTAACAATTTTTGTTTTAACTTAGCTTCAAAGTGAGATTGTCTATCAGCTTCCTCTTTTCTAATCTTTGCTACAATATTATCTTCGTAACTTTTTTTGTCTTTAATTAATTTAAGTTCACTCTCTTTTATTTCTAATTCCTTTCTAACCCTTTCTTCTTTTTCTTTCATTGAATCTTTATATACTTCCACACCAGTAATTTCCAAAATATCTGGTTTGATGAATTCAGAATCTTGAAATTTTTTACCAAATAATTTAACTATATGAAGTGGTATATTTGGACTCTGTTCAATTAAGCGGTCCAATTCAACACGTCTATTGGAAATAAATTCCCTTCCACCACAACTTCTTTCATCTACTGGAAGTGAAAGTTCTACTGAAATATTTCTAGAAAATTTAGAATAAGCAATACTCGCTGCGCGATGTCCTTCTAATAATTCAGATACCCGTAGAAATTGCGCTATCGTTGTTATCAATCCAGCCGATAAATTTAAAAAACCAGCAAATAAAGGAACGTAACTTTGCCAACTCTCTGGAAAAGCTCCTTGGGCAAAATTAGCTGTACCAGTAACAGTGCTAATTACAATAACGGGTAAAGCAAAACGAAAATTCTGTTTTTCATAATGTATGAATGCTCGGTCGTGCATAAATCTATAAGAAGAACCTATCTCACTCCACTTTTTCAGAATGTTTTCCTGTTGACCATGCCAAACAATTTCTGTTTCGCTGTCTTTTTTACTCATTTACATACTATGTATATTATATTACTAAATATTGTATTTATTATAATAGCTTATATGCTTTAAATTAAAAAATATATTTACTTACATTGTTGTAGTATATGTTTTAAATATTCATTTTAATTATATCAATAACAATCGAATCTTTTGTTTCAGTCGTATTTCATCCATAAAAATATAAACTTTAAAATTGTGAAGAGATAAATTATCAAGGTCTTCTGTTGTTGTAAATCTATTTGTCATTTTAAGACTAGGTAAATAAACAATATATTGGTACAAATTATCATTTCGAATTAACTTATCAAATATATAACCTTCTATTTTCTTTTTTGTTAGTCGCGGATCATTGTAACATATATTCAATAATTTACAATTACTCTGAACCTTTCGTATAGATTTCATTGTATCATTAATATATTCTATAGACTCATCTGTGCTCCATTTATTATAAAAATGCTTTGATTTTTCAGTAAACTTAACAATACCCATTAAATCTTGAAAAATAATCATATTAAGTAAATCTACTAACCTTCTGTTAGGACTAGTTATATGTAAATAAGATTCCAAATTTAACATTTCATGAGTATTACTTTCGTTAAATTTACAATATTTACCTCCCATGGAATGCCATATTTTTAGAAATCGACCTATATCTTTAGGTGTTTCAGACGGAACATCGTATTCAACATTCGTCCTAGTAAACCGATATACACCCTTTTTGTATTCCATCATTTTTTTTGCCGTGAGATAATTCATTAATATCATAAAATAAGACACAAGTTCATGAGAATTCATAAGACTATCTAAATATATTTTTTTTTTATTCATCTTTTGAGCTATCGTGCGTAACTCATAATACATAACATTTCTATCTAAATCATATGATTTATGTCTTAGATTTTTAGTAACCTTTATGAGAGTGTTACGATAACTATATGATAATATATCTCCCGTTTCTTTATTTACAATTATATCTATGGTAAACGCAAATCTTTTTTGATTCTCCAATAAACTACTAATATCATCAGATATCCTCGTTGGTAGCATGGGTCGTTTTCTATCTGGTAAATAAATAGTTGCTATTCTATTATTGAATGATGACCATAAATCTAGAACATCAAACCAAAACACTACATTTGAAATATAGATGCTAACCATTGATGTTAGTTCATCTATTTTCTTGTATCCTATTGCGTCATCTAAATCTTTAGAGCCAACCGAATCTATTGTTATAATTTCCCAATCTCGTCGGTCTTCGATTTTATTTTTCTCAATAATTAAGTTCATATAATATTCCTCTGTGTGTAGTTTCAACATTTTTTTAGTTTGTGATTTTAAATTTGCTATAGACGCATACAAACTATTACAATACATTTGATATTCATAAAAACTAGACAATTCATCAACACCACCCAGTGTTATTTGTAAAGAACCAACCGGGTGTTTTTTTTTCCAAGAAATAAATTTAAATACCACATATTTATTTGTTTGGTGTTTTCTAAATTGGATTTTAACCTTATATGGTATTAAAAATTCAGGCAACCTTTTATCATCGGGAATACATCTATAAAAATATTTATTTTTAAATTTACCATATGTTTTATTTCCTTGTAAAACCAAAACACCAGATATATATTTACTTTCCCTAATAGGCGAATGTACCATTTTTAAATTATCATCCAGGATAGTAAATATATCACAATTAAGCAATTTTAACTTCAATGGATCAACAACATCATGGTTTTCCATTTTTTTCATAGTTTTGGCATTGTAAATCATATACTCATTATAGTTTCTATCAGAAACATAAATTTTGTAATTCATCAATATTATTATTTATAGTTAAATATAATAATAATATTTAATTCAATTTTATAATTACTTTAATGTAAAGACTTTTGTAAAATATGCCCAAAAGAAAATACCTACAAAACATTTAGCAAATAAATCTAGATAGTTGTATGCCACATTTTTAAATTTATTTTCCTGTAAATAAACCAAACCATAACAAATCCAGAATGTAAAGAAGGCCCAATATAAAATAATATTATCGAATATTGGTTTCTTGGCAATAAATTTGTAATAAATAAACCCATAAAGTGCGAAAAAGAAAACAAATCCTATTCCCAACGCTGTGACTTTATCTATAATATTTGCTGAACCCGCATATCCCGAAGCAAGCATAGCAAAATTCATTGCTAATATTTTCAAAAAAGTTGAAAAGCCTAATCTGCCTCCAGAATTATATAAAAATGCTAAACATAATACAAGCAGCATGATAGGTGTTGTGATAAACCAGTCAACATATCTTGTCATATTTAACTGTTTATAATCAATTTGTCCTTTATCAGCTATTTCAACAAACCTACCATAGAAGTATGCCGCTACAACGGATATACATGTTTCCAAATTTAATATATGACGTACCTTTTCTACTTTTGTTCGCATGGCTTCAATAAAAGTAATAGTGGCCGTTGTTAAAAGAAAAACATATGTTAAATAAAATGAATTTTCACCATTTTTTCTGTATTAAGAAATTCAATTGCTGAAGATAACATATTAATTATATTATTATTATTTTTTCGTTTATATTTTTTATTTAAAAAAAAAATATAATTTATAATGAGTACAGAATTAAATTACAACGAATTGCCCGGGTTGGGTCCAAGAAACAACCAGAGGGTATTCTATATAGCAAGTTTTGTTGTATTGCTTAATTTTGCCTTAATCACCGCTATTTGTTCTTATACAGCTGGTATGACAGGACAAGTTTCAGAAACTTTAAACGATGTTACTCGTATTATGGGAGATGTTAGCGAAATACTTCCAGATAGTAAAGATGCTTTACGTATTGTTCGGGAAATGTGCGAACACGAAAATTTTACTAAAAAATGGGGAAATATTTGTTAAAGTTACCTTACACTGTTCTAATATATTTTCTAAACATATTTCAATAATGTCTTGTGTAAATTTACCATATGAAATTGTGTCACATATCTTATGTTTTTTTTTATATAGCGAATACCATAAAAAATGTTTTATAATATCTAAAAAAATGAATAGTATTATTAAAACAAATGATTTAATTAAAGAAAAGCATATATTTGACAATAGATTATTAATGTTAAAAGAAGATGGCAATCTTAATTGTGATAATGAAAAAAATAAAATGATAAATAGTTGGGATAAATTTTATTTTTATAATTGGGGTAACAAATACATTAAATACTTTTCATTAATTAATCAAGAATATAATATGTTAAAATCGTGGCACGAAGGTGATATCGTGGACGCACTTGATTTTGTAAAATGTTGGGGACCAGCTAGAATAATTAAAAAGAAAATAAGTATAAATCCTATATTTGATGAAACCATTGATAAACCTTTTAATATTTTGAAAGTTGATTACTTGATTAGATTTTTAGGATGGTCCCAACATTTTGATGAAACAATATCCGCTGAAAACATAAGGAAATTATGTACATTTACGGTTCACCCTAGAAAGAAATATCAATGTATTTCAAGGGATTGTTCTGAAAATCATTTTTGGTCTTTTATTAAAAATCCGAAAGACAAAGAATGGAAAATGGAAAAAGTTAGAAATAGAAAAGTAAATGAAGAGACAAATACTGTATCTTTATTTACAAATGAAAATAATATTTATGTAATAACACCTGATAATATAGATGATACCATAAGACCAATCTCTAATGTATCTGCCTTTTTAACATATAGTAATCACAAATATGACCATGCTAATAGACCCTTTGATTTTTAATTATATTAATCAAATGATATTTTGTCAGCTATTTCTCTCTTAATATTTTGTTGTTGTAATAAACCCATCAACAAATTAGGCAATATTGATACGGTGCTCATATACGTTCTATATTTAAATACACATATACTTGAAACCTTTTCGTATTTAATTGAATACCACCAATAAGGTGGCAAATTTATGATTTGACCCGGGTGAAGTTCTAAATCCAATACTTTTACTTTATCAAATTCAGGTTTATACATTTCCTGTACCTCCCATGGATCAACAGGTGAACCGAATTCGAAAATATCATAATCATTCTCTTTTTGTAAATATTTACCATGTGTCGGTGGTATTAACTTCATTTTAACTTTACCACTTGTTACCATATAATAATTTCTATGACTTATATTGTATCTTAGGGGTGTGTATGATTCTTCACTACCCGACATAAAATCATATTTACATATTGACACCAATGGTGGTCTCAAGAACGAATCATTATATCTAAATGTTTTCAATAAACCTGTTTCTTCTAAAAAGTCATTATTATTTTCAATGATTACCTTATTATTTTTTTTACTTTGAAATATTTTTACAACTTCGCTAAGCAAAATGGGTAAATATACTTCTCTTTCTTTATCCTTTTCATCAATATTTCTGATTTTAACGTCAAAAGCACCATACATTTCTTCTAATTTCCCGATATTAACAATTTCTATTAAATTTTCATTGTTGTATTCAAATAAAACCGGTTGTTTTAAATTACATATTTCTTCCAAACGGTCTTTTGAAACATTATCAATAGTATATACTTCTAAATCATTACTAGTATCTAAGTGAAAATTCATATGGATATATAAAAAAAGTACTATGCTGAAAATAATTACTGTTAAAAATATTTCCATTAATAAAAATATCAAAGAAATGAATATCGCAATTTAACCGTATTTAATCATTAATTTTTGGAGCAATATAAAATATTAATGAATTTTTATCCGGGTGATTTTCTGGCGGTTCTTCTGACGGTTCTTCTGACGGTTCTTCTGACGGTTCTTCTGGTGGGTCTTGCGATTTTTTCTCGGATTTTTTCTCGGATTTTTTCTTCGGTTTTTTCTCCGGTTTTTTCTTCGGTTTTTTCTCCGGTTTTACTTCCGACAATTCATAAATTATTTTCATTGGGTTATCATTTTTCAAATGAACCTTAACTATTTTATTTAACTTTGTAAAATTAGTAAAACATTTTATCATCTTGAGATTATAATGTTGATTAATTGTTAAGCCTTCCTCTATCAAGTATTCTTCTAAATACTCCTCTTTTATAATAATTTCCGATTTACCATAATCGCCTCGTGTATACAGTTTTATATTTTCTTGACCACATTCAACATTTAAATCTTCACCAAACATAATTAATTCATTTATATAATCTCTATATACACTAGATTTCATGATAATATCAGCAGAATACTCAGCCTTTGGTATATCTAAAATATTATTTTCTATATCTATGAGAATCATTTGATAATTTTTAATAATTTTATCATCTGTTAATGTTATGCTTAAATAATCTTCTTCTTTATGTTTCATAATAATTTTAAAATCTTTATCTAAACAAGAAATTATAGTATCCATACATGCTATACTTAGACCAAATGTATGTGGTTTATCTATCTTAAATTTATCAAACCAATCATTAGATAGAGTTAATTCTACTAAAGATATATGAATACTATCCATCCCCTGGAAATAAAGACCATCTTTTGTAAAATAAAAAGTTATTTCCGATAAAATATGTTTAAGATTGCTGAATATAACAGCAAATTGAATAACTTTCTTTGGATTTGAAATTTCAATATCCATTATTAATTATATTAATTAACAAACATTAATATAGTTTTATTCAATTTATAAATTTTCTATTTCCCGTAATAACTCATCTTTATGTTCATCCCGACAATTTACAATATTTTTAAGTATTTCTTTATAGCTTTCAATTTTTTTCTCAAGGTTTATATTTTTGATTTTTATTTCGTCCATTTCTTTCATTTTTTCTGAAAATTTAAATTCTATGGTATTTTCTAATTTATTTATTTTTTCGCTTAATATATTCCTTTTTTCTACGTTATCACTTTTGTTTTTTTCCATATCTCCAGTTATCACTTCAAATGTTTCGGAGTAACGTTGTATATATTCACAATTTTCATTTACCACATTATTTAAATTTGTAAATATATGTAATTTTTCTTCCTTTTTTTGTTCTTCTAAAACTTCACCACATTTTATATCATTCAAACAATCGATAGTGGCTTCTATTGTATTTAATCTAATTTCATGATTATAAATAATTCTTATATTTGGGTCTCGTATTGTTTTTAATTTTTCAACCAACTGATTATTTTTAAAAGAAACATTATCCATCGTTACGGTATTATTGTTAGAATTTTTCTCTACAGTATTATCCGATTTAGATAAAGTACCTCTTTCTATTATTTCTATATTTGGTCTATTTGGGTTTTTCGCATCCCCCATAAACATTGTCTTTCCCAACATTCCATTATTTTTATTGGGTCTTAATTTACATGTCGCCTCCCCCGGTCTAGGCGAAGAGCTTCTTCTATTTGTTTGTCTTTTTTTATTAAATTCAGTAGGTTTAAGTCTTCTATCAAAACGACTCATTTTATAGTATTTATTTATTTTATTTAAATAATTATTAAACGTAATTGTTAAGCTTTCATATTCATATCTATTTTCCCATGGTGAATATAGTTATTAATTTTAAAATCTTCAACTACATAATCTTCAATATTTTGATGTTTTGTCAAAATTTTACAGGTTGGTATATCAAAAGGCATTCTCAATAGTTGTGTATTTAATGCGTCTACATGTTCTTCATATATGTGAGCATCTCCTATATGATGTATAAACTCACCCGGTTTTAATCCACAATGATGGGCTAATAATATAGTTAAAAACGAATAAGATGCAATATTAAATGGTATACCTAAGCCAACATCTCCACTACGTTGATATAATATACAAGAGAGTTCATCATCGTTCACGCAAAACTGTGAAAGTATATGACACGGTGGTAATGCCATTTGATGTAATTGTAAAGGATTCCAAGCAGTCATTATCAAACGTCTACTAAATCTCTCCTTTTTGTCTTTTAAACTATCTATAATAATTTGTAATTGATCGACGTCAGTATCGTGTTTTGTTGTATTTAAACAATCATCTAAATATTTATTTCTATAATGCTTTTCCTTATTATCATACGGTCTATTAAAATGTCTCCATTGATATCCATATATAGGACCAAGGTCGTTTTCGTTGTAATGCGATAATCCCCTTGAATCTAAAAATTCCCTAGAGCCATTACCGTTCCATATTTTAACATTTTGCTTTTGTAAAACTTCATTATCTGTTTCACCATTTATAAACCATATAAGTTCTTTTAAACATGTTTTCCAGGCAAGCTGTTTTGTTGTCATTAAAGGTATTTTGTTATTCTTTAATGAAAATCTCATACTTTCACCAATTAAACTTAATGTTTTTCCATTTCTTGTTTCTTTTTTTTTCCCATGTATCAATGTATTTTTAATTAAATTTAAATATTGACCTTCTTGACTATAGAATTTACGCATATTATGTCTAACGAGTCTACTCATTTTTATTAAAGTATGTACATACTTTTAAATTAATTTCCAATATTTTGTAAATTATTAATTTCTTATTATAACACATAAGTATAATGACACATATGTCCGGTGGCGCAGAAAATATGACCGATAAATTAAATGATATCACTGGTTCTGGTTTTATTAAACATGTTACCCGCTTCGATAGTGAAACCAAAAGCGAATTGCTCAATCTCATTCAATACATTCTGTTAATAACACTCCCGGTCTTTTTTTTAAATAAGACTGTCCAAAATATGATGCCTAAATATGACGAACGAAATGGCAATATTGAACTTTTAGGCGAAGTTATGTTAAGTTCTGTTTGTTTGCTTTTAGGAATCTACATAACCCATAGAGTTATTATCTATCTACCAACTTTTAGTGGAAATAGTTTAGCAGAACTTAATTTTATGAATGTTGCTTTACTTATTGGTTTTTGCATGATGTACAGCGAAAACGGTAAGAAAATCAACCGTGTTTACGAGCGTCTCATGGCTTCGTGGAATGGTAAAGAGGGGTTTGGAGAAGAAGATGATGATAAAAAGAAAAAGAAAAGAGATAGTTCTGTTGTAAAGGTTAGCCAACCACTTTCGGGTAATCCGACCATGCAAGCACCTATTCCCACGCATCAGGCTAGTCGCGCAGACCATGTAACGACACATAATATGATGAACGGTGGTGGAAATGTTGTCCAACAAATGCATGAATCGCCCGCACAACAGGCTGGGCAACAACAACAAGTCCCTGGAAACGGATTTGGTGGTATGGGCATGATGAATGAACCCATGGCTGCGAATGAAGGTTTTGGTGCCTTTTCCAGTTTTTAAAATTAAATATATAATTATTTATTTATAATTATATATGAACAATTGGTATTTAAAATTAAAACAATCAAAATATTCACCACCTTCTTGGATTTTTGGTGTTGTATGGCCTATATTATATTTATTAATGGCCATATCTCTTTTCATAGTTTGGAATGCTAAAATTTGTTTCCCTTATTGTAATGCCGTTACATATTTCTTTATTCAACTTTTTTTTAATCTTATATGGACTACACTGTTTTTTAAATTAAGATTAATTAATACGGCACTTGTTAATTTAGCTTTAATTATAGTATTTACTTTCATAACTATAGTAAAATTCTATTCTGTAAATAAATTAGCTAGTTACTTACTTATACCATATTTTGTTTGGTTATGCTTTGCTTTTTACTTAAATTTATTCATTGTTTTAAATAATTAACCATAAACTATACAAATTATTTAAAATATTTACATTATTTTAATCGATACATTCATTATATTGTATATTAATATTTTAATTTATATGACAATATATGCTATAAATGTAATATAAATATAATATTATTGGACGATGATCCCGATATAATTAGATGTGTACATCACTAATATAAATTGATTTGAATATACTTACACCCTTGAAGATTTAAAACGCCGTTTTTTATCTATTGCTATTTAACATTATTAATATACCCCACGCTATCACAAATAGAGGCTGTCCCGGACCATCAATAATTT